AATTAAAAATTACAAAGTAAGAATTTTTATATTTTATAAAATATACACTTACCATCCTTTAGTGTTTTTGCTAACTTGTATTTTTTACATGAAACCCTCTTAGATTTTAATTTTATAAAATTAAAAGTGCTATTATGCTTTATTATTTGGTTTAAATTTCTTTTTTTAAAATTAGTATTTACATAATCAATAAAGGGAGCAAATAATTTGGTATTATTTATTTCAGGATGTCCTTGAAATCCATAAAATGGATATTTTTTATGTTTTATTATATCTATAAACTCTTTCTTATTTTTATCTAAACTAGTAGCAATAACTTCATAATTTTTAATGTTATGTTTTATATTTAATTCTAATGCTAGCGAATTATTATGAATTAGTTTTTTTGTTTTATTAAAATTCTTTTTAAATATTTTTCCCAGTTTTGTATTAGTAAATTTTGGTGTTGCTTTATAATTATAAAACGAGCTTACATTAATAAAAGTATTATTAATAGTTTTTTTTGTTAAATTATAATTTTTTTCAATTAAAATCATATTTTCATAACCGTGACATATTGCTAATATTGGTATTAGTATATTATTATTAGCCATAAATTTGATTTTTTTTACTATATATTTTTGTATTAAAAAATGTCGCTTTATAAATTTGTTATTATAAAAATTACCTATTTGACTCCCCGGAAATATTATACCATTTAAATTTGATAATATTTTATTTAATTCAAGCTTTTTAATAGTATATGGGATTATAATATATTCAATAGCATTTTGCTTTAAAAAATTTATTATAGTTTCTTTTAAAAATATTTCATCAGAATTACTATTTTTTATATAAGGTGTTGCTAAAATACCTACTAATGGTTTAGTTTTAATCATAGCAATTTGCACTATTACTATTATTAGTAAATATATTTACACTAGCTAATTAAAAATTATTTATCATAATTCAAAAGAGTATTTGTATATTTTATAAAAAAATAAAAAAATATAAAAATAATAAATTTGTATATTTTTTTAAATTAAATAATACTAAAAAATATTTATAATCTTGGGAAACCAACCAAATTAGCACCAATACCAAAACCAGCACCTGTTCTAGCACTTACCCCCATGGTTGGAATAAAAGTATCTAAAATAGAGAATGTAGCAGCCGCCATTAATGCTATAATGGCAATTTCTTCAATTTTTAATGGTTTTTGTGGAATAACAAAAGCAACAATTGCAACCATTAAACCTTCAATTAAATATTTTACAGCTCTTTTAACTAATTCACCCATACTGAAATTCATTTTGTTTTTATAATAATACTAAAGAAAAAATTTATATTTATACACAAATTATATAATTTAATAAAATAAAATTAATTCAAATCATATAAATTTACCTAAATAATTAATTTAAATTTTAATTAATTAGTTTGCGTATTTAAAAAAATTTATTTCAATATAATGTTTAATATAATGTTTAATATAATGTTTAATATAATGTTTAATATAATGTTTAATATAATGTTTAATATAATGTTTAATATAATGTTTAAATAAAATACTTAAAATTATATTAAAATACTATTTTATAAAATGTTTAATAAAAAATCTTCTAAATCTAAAGATAAAACTAAAACAGTTAACAATTTAGAAAAAGCAAAATATGTAGATTTATTAGATGAAGACAAACCTATAGGTGGTCAAAAATATGTATGTCTAAGTTTTATCTCTCCAGAAGACCATATTAAAAATAAAGAGTTATTTTATTTTGAAAAATTCTTAAAGAACTTTGAGTTTAAAAAAACTTTTGAAAAATATACACAATTTTTAAATTTTTTAGCATACAAATATAATTTAGATTTTAATAAATTAAGCAAAGATATGGAGGAGTTTGTGGAAGAGGAAAAAGAGAATCTATTTTTAACTACTTTAGATGATGAATATAAAACATTTATTGATGCTAAAGAAGAACAATTACAAAAAGAATATAATGAATTACACGAATTTCAAACAAATACCCGAGGCATTAAAGTACGTGGAGTATTTGGTTCACAAGAAGAAGCAGAAATGAGATGTAAAATGTTAAGAGAATCAGACCCTAATCATGATGTTTATGTAGGAGCAGTTGGTATGTGGATGCCTTTTCATCCAGAAGCATATAAAACAGGACGCGTTGAATATTTAGAAAAAGACTTAAATGAACTTATGAGTCATAAGAAGAAAAATGATGAGATTTCTAAAGAGCAATTTAAAGAGCGTGTAAAAGAAAGTAAAAAGAAGGCAATCGAAGAAAATATTGCTAAAGCTCGTAAAGAAGGCAACAAATTAATGCAAACAATAGATGAAGAGGGTAATTTAATAAATGCAGATAGAATGGATGTCCCTGGCAAAAACTTGCTTTTTGGCGACAAAGAAGATGATGATGTATCTACTGCTGATTTGCGTAAAGAATTATTTGAAGCCGAAGATGTTATTGTGGGAAGAAAGAAAGATAATGACCATGGTTTAGGGGAACTATTAGAAAGACAAAAAGAACGCGCAGAAAAAACAATAATTCAAGAAGAATCAGAGCCTGTTTCTAAATCTCCTAAAAATATTGATTAATTAAATACAATAAATTAAGATGTATAAGAAAATATAAATATTTATAATATTTATTGAAAAATATTATAAATTAATTATTACCATTTTGATTTGCGCACATTTATTTTAGGTCCTTTTTTCTTATCTCTTATATTTGGGTCATACATTTCTTCTTCATTATCAGAGTCTAAATTTTTACTAATTTCCCAAAATTCTTTTGAACCTAATTTGAATGTTTTATGATGGTCTGCTTTATACCAAAAAATTTGGTCTTGCAATTTATTGGATTTAGCATTATTATTTATTACTAAACATTCATAATTTTCTGTGCATTGATCCATCACTTGACAAAAACTTTCAAAAGTTGGAAACATACCTGCATAATTTTCATAAATACGCCGTCTATTTGCTATATAAGGTTCGCGTAAAATGAAAACATAATCAATATTTGTACGTAAATTTGGAGGAATACCTAAAGGATATTGCATAGTAATAACAAGCATTATTTTCCAATGACGCCCATTCATAAAAAGAAGACGCATCATTTTATCTTTAGTCCAACTGCCATCATATAAACAATCATCTAAAATAACAAATGCACGAGGATCTATATTTGATTTTTTATAAACTTCTATTTCTTTTTTTACTTGTTTTAATACTGTTTTTTGCCTTTTTAAAATATTTTCTATAATAGCAGTATTGTATTCATCGTGAATAAAAAGTTTTGGAACATGTTCAGCATAAAAACCATTACCTGCTTCAGTTCCACTAATAACTGTTCCAATTGGTATATCTTGATGATAATAAAGAAGATCTCTTACTAAATATGATTTACCTGTATCACGACGACCAATTAAAACAATTACAGGACCTTTATTTTCATCTGGTCTAAAACTAATAGTTTTAATATCAAATTTTTTTAATTCTAATGTCATTATTGTTTAATAATAATATTATATAATCTAAGATTTAAACTAAATAATCTAAGATTTAAATTAAATATTGCAAAAAGTAAATAATATTTACAAAAAGTAAATAATATTTAGTAATATTTAAAAAAAGTAAATAATATTTAGTAATATTTAAAAAAAGTAAATAATATTTAGTAATATTTAAAAATATGAATTGTGTTATAAATAAGAAAAATAAGTATATTTAATTTATTAAATGGAATTAAACTATAGAAAAAATAATAACAAGCAACTTTTTGAAACAATTAGCAATACTGAATTTTTGGATATAACAAATATACAAAATTATTTTCCATTGTATAACTATTATTTTGATTTAAATAGCAACAATTATAATACTATTAACCTAAATAATAGTTATAAATTAGAAGCTATAACAAATAAAATTAATTATAATAAATTTATAGGCACAATATGTGATTTATGTAATAATAAATTGTGCAAAAATATTTTTATTAAATTTAGTCCATTAGTAGACCCAGTTAAATATATGTTAGGAAAATATGATAATTGTTATAATATTTTAGAATTACCTAAATTATATAATAATGATCATATAAATAGTAATAGCGAATATTATAAAAAATATAAAAAAA